GAACATTAATTAATGGTTCTATGAAACACTTTAGAGATTTATGTTACGAGTTGGCAAATAGACCTAAAAAGAATAAATGGGAGGCACAGTTTATTGTTAGGGCAGAAAAGACTTTTTCTCAACAAGACTTTGATAATTTACAAAACTCTGGTTGCAATGGATTAGAAATGGGTATAGAAGCAGGTAATGAAGAAGTTAGAGATCATATGAGAAAGAAATTTACAAATGAAGATATAAAATACTTTGTTACAAACCTAGGAGAAAGAAATATTACAATGAAGTTTTTACTTATTGTAGGATATCCTACGGAAACGGAAGAAATGTTTGAAGATACTTTACAGTTATTAAGAGACTATGCTCAGTATTCACATTTAATTAGTATATCTCACCACGTGATGATGACCTTTAAGAATACACCATTAGATTTTGAACATAGAGAGTTGTTTGATAGTGATTTTGGTTTTAAATGGAAAAACGAACACTCTGATTTTGATATAAGATTTGAAAGATTTATAAAAGTATATGAATTAGGAGTTGAGTTAGGCTATCAGTTTCAAGCACACTGTTTAGAAAAAATAGAGAGATACAAATCCGATAAACTTAATGAAAACAGAAAGTCTATAGGATTTGCTCACCCTAAAAAGAAAAATCAATTACACGTACAATCTTAAAAAGATTTATTAAATCCTAAAGTAAACTTTCTTCCTTCTTGACTAAACCCATGAGGTGATTCATAATTTTCATCAAACAGATTTAACAAACTAACACCAAAATCTATACCATAATAATTATATCCAAGATTTAAATCTAACAAGTGTGTTTCAGGCATTGTTATAGTTGACCAATTAGAATTATGTACATCTAAATGTCTGCCTTTATATTTGTAATTAGTAGTTATAGAAAAGTTATTTTCTAATTCTTTTGTATGCATAAAACCAAGAGACCAATTAGGTCTTCTTAATTGTACTACATCAATCTTTTTACTATTTAAATGACTAATAAAAAATTTAGAATTTTCTTGATTATAACTAAACTCTATACCGTCAGTATTTAAATCACCAATATCATTTTTAAATATAGTTGTTGCAAAATTATTTTTAGTTAATGTTAACTCTTGTGATTCTCCATATTCAATAGCAGTCCATGTTGTCTTATCTTTATAACTTGTTGATGTACTACCACTTATACTTAAACCATCTTCTATCTCTTTAAAGAAACCTAATTTATATGTTTCGTGTTCTTCATCAAACCTATGATGATATGAAAATATATTGTGTGAAAAATTAAAGAAGTATCCTAGATTATGATGTTGACTTGCTAAAGATTCATTATGTTTGTAATCAAAGCCAAAACCATATTTTTCTTTTTGATGTGTTCCTCTTACTGTATAGTTTTCACTTTCATAATGAGAGTCGTCATAGTCTCTATCATATTCGTGTGTATGAAAAGTTAAACTGTTATTTAAATAATCAATACCTGTTTGTAAGGCAAAGAAAGTATTATCTGCCCATTTACCGTCTTGTATAGAAACACTATGACCATCTATATCAGAGAAAGTGTTTCTTGCAAACCAAGATGTTCGCCAATGTACAAGATCGTACCATTTACTTACATTAACACCTATTGTTTTATTATTTGTTCCATCTTTTTCGTCAGCGCCTGATAAAGCAGAAACGTTTTGTGACTTATGTTCGCCAGCTGAAATAGATATATCAAAGTCATTTAATCTAGTATAGTAATTACCACTAATAGTTTTATCATTACCGTTACCACCAATACTTAATTTTTTATCATAATCTACAGTTGTTCTAAAATTAATTGCACCACCAACAGCGTCTGCTCCCCAATGAGCACCTTGTGACCCTTTGTATACATCTATTTGTACAACATTAAACATAAAGTCTTGACCAACATCGTGGGCGCCTGTAGGTGTAGAGTAGTCATTGATTGGTATTCCATTTAATAATACTAATGTGTGATTAGAATTAGTGCCTCTTAAAAACACCGATGATTGTTGACCTGTAGGACCTGATTGAGTTATGTCTAAACCTTGAACATAGTTTAATACTTTAGGTAAATCAATTAGATTATACTTTTCAATTTCAGATTTTTTAATTGTACGTGTAGGTGTTATCTTATCACCTAATGCGTTTGAGTTGTTTATGTTTGGATATATTGTAAGACAAGGAATATCATCATCCCATTTACAATCGTCTTCTTTGGAATAGGCAACATTAGCCCATACCAAGATTAATATAAGAATTAATCTTATCATGTTGAGTCTCCTTGCTCGTTGTATGGCCTAGGTGGCATTCGGAGTATAACCGTATCAAGTAATCTGAACGAATTTCACGTCACTTTCCCACTACGCTTTTAGGCCATTGTTATATACTATATAGTATACAATATTTTATCTAAAATGGCAACTTTCCGAATATAAATAACTGTATGGCTGGCATAGCAAACTTAACGATAGACCAAGGGTCTAATTTTACATACGATTTAGAAGTCACTAACGCTGACGGTACAGATTTTGATCTTACTGGTTACACAATGGTGGCAAAAATTGCTAAAGGATATTCAACAACATATCCTAGAGTAGTATTTACTTGTACAGTAACAAATCCTACAGAGGGTGTGGTAACTATAAGTTTAACTGCCGATCAAACAAAAGCTTTAGTAGCAGGCCGTCATGTATTTGACGTTGTAGCTACTCACGCTGATAGTACTGTTACTCGTTTATTAGAGGGTATTGCTATCGTAACTCCATCTGTAGTCAGAGCTTTTTAAGCAAGATATTCAAACATTGCTTTGTTCATACCTTTTGTCACAAGTTTAAACTGTGCTTTAGTCAGAAAGTTTTCTAGAGTAGCCCAATTTAAACCACTTATATCGTCAAAAACCCATATAGTTTGATCTGCTTTTCTTTGATTAAAGAATACTGCTTCTTTTAAAACACTTTTTGTATCATGTGGACCGTCAAAGTGTATCATTTCATATTTGTCTATCATTCTTTTATATTCATCATAGACAGGATAACCATTAGCAAAACTATTCATAAATTCTGAATCTTCTAGGTTTACAAGATGAAACTCTGGATAATCTTCAGCAAAATTTATTAATGTAGTTTTTCTCATTAAATTATCATAGTTAAATTTTCTGGCTAATACACTATCAGAAGCTGCATAGTCAATATTACCATATGGATCAACACCTAAATGAACAAGACTAGTTTTAGGATGATAATGTCTATATGCGTCTATAATAGTTTTACTTCCTAAACCTAGTCTAACACCGATCTCCATACTTTGTCCAATAGGATTTTTTAATCTTTGTACTGCGTCTGCTAATGAAGTATACTCTACACTATCACCAGTAAATTTTTCTCCTTCATTTACTTCTAGTGCATATTTTCCAGTTTTAGGATCAATACCTGGATATACTCTCTTAACATCTTTTGCAGTCTTATCAATAAATCTAGTATCTTTAACACCTTTGCCTTCAACCTCTGTTACATATGTTGTTGTATCGTGGCCTAAATCATTTATAACTGGTGTTTTTTCTTCAAACATATTACGATTATCCATAATTTGTCCTACTTCAAATGTGCTGTTACCTGTGTGTCTACAACGTATTGTAGTATCTGCCCATATTTTAAAACCTTTTGCTCTTGCTTTTCTACAAAAGTCAACATCTTCGGATAATGTATTGTTATGATCAAGTGCTGAATGATATGTGTATTGAGGATAACCAACTTCTCTAAATACTTTTCCTTTAATAAGGGCACAACCCATACCACAACCAACTATTTCTAAAAACGGAGTATCTTTAACTTTTACAAAAGGAATACGTCTAGAGCCACCATTGTTAGCGGCTTCATAAATTTCTAATGAGTGTGTTCCTGGTATTCTTTGAATATAAAGACCTGATACAATATCTACATCATGTGCTAACATTTTAACTAGTGTATCTTTATCAAAAGATATATCACTGTCTACTGAAAACAAATAATCATAATGTTCTCCCCATTTAGCAATTAAATTTCTAATTTGATCTACTTGATAACCAAAGAAAAATTGAAATTCAACTTTGTATCCTTCTGGTACTGTAAGATCATATATTGCTTTGTATGTTTCTGGTTCTATATACTTGTTTGTTGGTATTGCTATTAATATTTTTTTCATTGGTTAATTATCCTATTCGCATTTTTTGTTTGTTCATCACCGTTAATTTTATAATCGTTTAAAGGATTTATATCATTATAATTATAGACTATATCTGATACAACTTTTACCTTGTCTGGATCGGCTTGTTCTATAAGTGAGTAAAATATAGAACCGTCTCCACCGGCTTTGTACCAGTTTTTGTTTTCGTCTTGGAAATTACTGTCATCAATATCATTTAAAAGTCCTGCTTTAAATGTTCTCAAATGTGTGTATGGCATATTCCAATTAAATTTGTATTTTCTATATTCTTTCTTTTGTTTTATTTCCTCTGGATAGTTTTGTGCTATCAAAGGTATTCTATCAACCATTGAGTAACAAGACCCATAGGTAAATTCTGTAGTACCGTCATAAAGATTATTGTAAAAGTGAAGTATCTCATTATCATTTATAAAAGAATCATCACCATCTAAAAACATAACAATGTCATCTTCTTTACAATATTTTCTTATAGACTCTATTTGATTTCTAACAGCGCCTTTATTTTCTTCATTACGAATCACCTTTATTTTATCACTTTCCCACCTTTTGGCAATGTTATAAGTGTTATCTGTAGAAGCGTCATCAATTACAATCATTTCATAGTTATCATAATCTTGTGAGACAACTGATTCAATACAGTTGTTAATATATCTTTCAGAGTTGTAAGTAGGAGATATTATAACTATCTTTTGTTCTACTTTTCTTGGTAAATAATTTTCTTCTATATTAGTAAATCTTCTACCAAAAACTTTTTTAACTCTAGAATTTATATGACATACTTTTCTATATTCTTCTTTTGATAAGTAATTTCCTAATTGTCTATATAGATGTTGTTTCCACTGTAAGGCTACAGAGTCCCAACCAACAACTCCTTTAATTTGATTACAAGCATATTGTTTTTGTTGGTGTAAATATCTATTATGGTGAGCCATTATTACGGTGTGGACAAATTTTTCTACTTGTCTTTCTTTAGGTATAAATGGAAATAAAGAGTTTGGTTCTATTGCATAGTCTATCATATAACAAGCTTCACTAACTGCTGTTTCTTCTAAAGCACCAAAACGTGTACCGATGATAGGTGTATTATATGCTATTGCCTCTAAAGATGATATACCAAATGTTTCAGGAAAAGCACCTGGAAATAATTTGTAACTTGCTCTTTCTAATATATCTGCTATTTCAGATTGTTTTATAACACCTGTAAATTCTATACCTAAATTTTTATTTTTAGGATCATTTGACATTTTAGTCCATTCTTTTCCTTGAGCGTCTAACTCTTGTCCTGGAAAAACATAAAAACCACCAATACATATTAGTTTAGCTTCAGGTATTTTTGCTTTTATTTTTGGCCATATATCGTTAACTAAAGGTGCCATACCTTTTGTGAAAGCTGCATTGAAAACATATAAGTGTGGATCTTTCTTTCTTATATCAACATCATTTTTATAAGTTACTATTCCGTTTCTAGTTTGAAAAAATTTGTGTTTTAATACTTCCATGTTTCTTCTTTTACCATGGTCACAATTCATTACATAAGTTGAATGAAAATCTGATAAAGTAAATACTTCATCTATATGTCCTTGTACTAAAAGGTCTTCTAATATAAGATCGCCGTTTGCAAATGTGTCATGCATCCAAACTGCTTTATGTCTAGCGTTAGCTGTGATTGCTGAATATCTTTGAGGATTATATCCTTCAAACTGTTTGTATAAGTTAGGTGTTATAAAAGGAATTATAGTTCTTAATGAAATTACAATATCAAATTTAAAATCACTTTTATAATCTAAAATAGTATTGTCAAAGTATTGTACACCATCGTAAGTGCCTTCTCTTGCAAGGTTTGAATCTTTATTACAGTTATTGAAAATGGTTACTTTGAAACCTAATTTTGTTAGTTCTTTGGCCATCAAGATAGTCGCAGACTCGCTACCACCAAGGCCTCTTTTCTTTAATGTATCTCCGTCATACGGAAGACCAATTATATCTAAAAATGCAATAGAAATCATTTATTTAAATTACCAACTCACTACAGTTTATTTATAAATATACTATAACAGAATACTAAAAAAATGTCAATGCTTGGACATTAATATGAGGGAGATAAGTATCGCAATATGCCAGTAATTAAGAACGCCGGTGTTCGTGTCGGCCTAGGACGTATAGGTTACACAGGATCAGGAGGTCCAACAGGTTTTACAGGTTCCAAAGGGGCTGACGGAGCCGCTGGGTCACCAGGTGGTTATTCAGGTTCACAAGGTTTCACAGGATCAGTTGGTGCTCAAGGACCAGGTGGTGGTTACACTGGTTCAGTAGGTGCTGTAGGTTTTACAGGATCCTCAGGAGGTTTAGGGTACACAGGTTCATCTGGTACAGTTGGTTTCACTGGTTCAACAGGAGTAGGTTACACAGGATCAAAAGGTGCTGATGGTTCAGACGGATCAGATGGTGCTGTTGGTTTTACTGGTTCTACCGGAGCAGGATACACAGGATCAAAAGGTGACGCAGGTTCAACTGGCGCCACAGGTTTTTCAGGATCAAAAGGAGATACAGGTTCACAAGGTATACAAGGTGTAACAGGTTTTTCAGGATCAAAAGGTGACGCAGGCTCAGCTGGCGCCGTAGGTTTTTCAGGATCAAAAGGTGATCAAGGCGTAATAGGTTATTCAGGATCAAAAGGAGATACAGGAACAGCAGGTGCTGATGGTTCAGATGGCGCCGTAGGTTTTACAGGATCAATCGGTGTAGGTTACACTGGTTCAGCAGGTGCCACAGGTCCTCAAGGACCAGGTGGTGGTTATACTGGTTCAGTAGGTGCCGTAGGTTTTACAGGATCAGCAGGATCAGGAGGAGGAGATTCTCCTTTTGTATTTACAACTTCAGGAGATTATAGAACACTTACAGGTTATAAAGAAAGTGGTGTAACAAGTACAGTTAGAACAGCAGAATTTTCAGGTGATCTTTTAAGATTAACTTTAGCAACTTTTACTCCTTCATTTTCAGCTTCAGGTAATCCTTCAAGTACTAATAATTGGGATGTACCAGCAACAGGATTTTCTGTATCTGTAGATAATCCTAGTGACGTTACAAACGATTATATAAGTTCAGTTTACTCTATCACTCAAACAAGTGGAAGTGTTAACGGTACTTTAAGTAATTATTCAGCAGGAAGTAAATCACAAACACCAGCAGGTGGTGTAGATTGGAATCAAACTTTTACTGTAGACAATACAAACTCATATATTAGACCAATATCAACTAGTCGTACTGGAGGTTCGGCTGGTGCAACAATTAAATTTAATCATAATGACGGCAGTGAATCAGAATATACAGAATCAAATACAAGTTTTTCTGTAAATTGGTCAACAGCGTCTATGAGTTTATCTAAAAATAATGTTAGCGGAAAAACATTTTTAAAATCTTATGCTAGTACATCGTACTCAACTAACGTAAGTGGTATATCAAATTCAAGTAACACTTCACATGCTTTAACAGCAAGTGGTGGTACTTTGAGTACAAATTCAGGAAGCGGATATGTGAGTGGGACATTTACATTTACATCACCTATACACAAAGACAATACAAGCGATACACGTACTGTCTCAAATACGTGTACGTTCACAAGACCTGTTGATGTAACAGGCACCTCATATACGACAGATCAGTCGTCAACAACAAGCAACGTATCTGCCTCATTTACGTATCCGTCTTTCTGGATCTGGACAACAGGAGTAGGAACACCTCCAGCAGTTGCCGATATAATAGATGATTCAACATCTACAGGTTTTGAATCGGCAGTTAATCAGTTGGCAGATCAAACAAGAACATTTTCAGTACAATCAGTTAATAATACAGATTCAAATCCTAGAGCATTTTGGTTCGCTGTTAGAAATTCAGCGTCTCAACCTGGCACATTTAAAACAGGTGCAAGTGCAGGATTATTAAGTGATGTTAGTACAACAGATGGTGGAACAATTACACTAGTACCCGATTCACCATTATCAGGACAAACAGGAGAAAGTTATCATTTATATGGATTTACTTTACAACCAGGAACAACTTACGTGGAGATAGGAGCATAGTATGGCTACAAATTACGATGGTCTAACACGAAACGTCTGGCCAGGAACATGGAGTACCGGCACTAACTCGCCTATCGTTATAGATACGGAAGTTAGAGGTACACTTCAAAGTATTTCTGGTGATAGTGGAGATAGATTAACAGATATTCCAGGTGCAAGAATAACAGAGGGTATGTTAGTATATGTTAAAAATGGATATACTTCAGGTTCAACTACATACACAGCAGACAAATATTATACTTACAAACTTCAAGGTAGTGAAGTACGTAGTAGCGTTACAGGTGCAGTGCCAAATGCCGACGCCAACTGGTCATTATTCAGTGTTGGTGGTGGATCAGGTTATACAGGATCAGCCGGCGCTATAGGTTTTACAGGATCAGCAGGTGCTGTAGGTTTTACAGGATCAGCAGGCGCTATAGGATATTCAGGATCAAAAGGTGATCAAGGTACTGTAGGTTTTTCAGGATCAAAAGGAGATACAGGAACAGCAGGTGCTGTAGGATTTTCAGGTTCAAAAGGTGATCAAGGTACTGTAGGTTTTTCAGGTTCAAAAGGTGATCAAGGTACTATAGGTTTTTCAGGATCAAAAGGAGATACAGGAACAGCAGGTGCTGTAGGATTTTCAGGTTCAAAAGGAGATTTAGGATATTCAGGATCAAAAGGTGACGCAGGTTCAGCCGGCGCTGTAGGTTTTTCAGGATCAAAAGGAGATTTAGGATATTCAGGATCAAAAGGAGATACCGGTACAGCAGGTGCTGATGGTTCAGATGGTGCTGTAGGTTTTTCAGGTTCAAAAGGAGATATAGGATATTCAGGATCAAAAGGTGATCAAGGTACTGTAGGTTTTTCAGGATCAAAAGGCGATCAAGGTATAATTGGTTATACAGGTTCAATAGGTTTTTCAGGATCAAAAGGTGATCAAGGTGTAATAGGTTATACAGGTTCAGAGGGAAATTTAGATGTAGCAGTTGCTTCAACTCCTCCAGGTTCAGCAGGTATTGGTGACGTTTGGATTGATGACGCAACAGGTATTCAATACTTCTACATGAACGATGGTAACAGTAATCAATGGGTAGAATTAAGTAACCAAGGTGTTGTAGGATTTACAGGTTCATCTGGTGCTAGCACATTATCTGCTCTTACAGACGTAACTATTAGTACACCACAAAAAGGCCATACTTTAGTTTATGATGGTTCAGGTTGGGTACAAACACAAACTCCAATTTCACAATTTGTTGTAACAGCCAATGGTTCAAGTGCATACAGATTTGATGGTGCAGGATTCCCTAGTACAAGTGGCGATAATCCTACTATCTACCTTAAAAAAGGTCAAACATATTACTTTAGAAATACAACTAGTGGACATCCATTTAGAATACAATCTACTACAGGTACAGGTGGAACAGTATATAATACAGGTGTTACTGATAATAACGCCTCGGGATCAACAGGTGTAGTTATATTTCATGTTCCTATGAGTGCTCCTGCGACATTGTACTATCAATGTTCATCGCATGGTTCTATGGTAGGAACAATTACTATAGTTTAATTAAAAACTATTGTATTATTAACAGATTTGAAGAAGAATTATATTATAAATAGATGTAGAAAAGAAACGAAATACTTTTCTTGCAAGAATTATACTATTGACGAAATTGAATTTTTTAATTAAAAAAAACAATAATAAATTAGGAGACAAACAAAATGGCAATTAACTTTCCAAATAGTCCCTCGTTAAACGACATATACACTCTCGGTACAAGACAGTGGAAATGGAACGGTAACGGTTGGGCACTACAGCCTCTTACAGCAGGTTTCACTGGATCAATCGGTTATACTGGTTCTAAAGGTGATATCGGGTATACAGGTTCTAAAGGGGATACTGGTTTAGGCTTCAACATTGCGAAGACATATACTAGTGTCGCTAACTTATCAGCGGATACAAGTCCATCAGGCATAGCTACTGGTGAATTTGCTATCATTGAAAATGGGTCATTAACAGACTCAGAAAACTCTAGATTATACCTATGGAACGGTTCAGCATACTCATTCGTATCTGACCTTTCAGGTACAATTGGTTTCACAGGTTCTAAAGGGGACACTGGTTTCACTGGTTCAAAAGGTGATATTGGTTTCACAGGATCTAAAGGTGATATTGGTTTCACTGGATCAAAAGGTTTCACAGGATCAAAAGGTGACATTGGTTACACTGGATCTAAAGGGGACATTGGTTTCACAGGATCTAAAGGGTTCACAGGATCAAAAGGTGATACAGGTTTCACAGGATCAAAAGGTGACATTGGTTACACTGGATCTGAAGGTAATCTTGATATTACAACATCAGCTTCTCCGCCAACTTCAGGCGTAGGCGAAGGCGATATCTGGGTAGATAACGCAACTGGTGTTCAATACTTTTACTACAATGACGGTAATTCAGTACAATGGGTAGAGCTTTCTAACCAAGGTGTTGTTGGATTTACAGGATCAAAAGGTGACCAAGTAGACACTGTTGATTCAAGTAACTTCAGCTCAGCTGTAACTTTACTAATCAAAAATAGTTCAGGTACTACATTAAAAACAATCATAGGTAACGCTTCATAGTAAGCAGAGCAAATAAGGAGAAATAAATAATGGCAACAAGAAACCCGCTAATATACAACGGTAGTGATCTTATTGAAATGACTTCAGCTCAGGTTGACGCAGTGGTAGATAATATTGTTTATCAATATTCTCTATCGCCGTCAGTTACGTTATCAGTAGTAGGTTCAAGTGGCTCTTTAGGAGCAATTTCTGATACTAGATTAAAAGCAGGTACTGTTTCTAACAGTTCATCTTCTTTTCCAGGATCAGGTACAACACAGAACCCTCAAACTGTAACGACAAACTATGACAAAGTTAGTCAGACAGTTGCTTCGGTTACACCGACAACTGACACAGGTACAACATGGCCGGTATACTACACAAGTGGTGGTGAAGTTCATGCTATGCCTTTAGCAGATATTAAGGACACGTTCTTACATCCTGCTATTGACTTACTTACAGCGAGTACAACTACAACGCAACAAGGTGGTACATATTTTATATCATCTTCAGCGTCTGTTAGTGGTGCTACTGAAGTTAGTGGTGCAAACACACCAATATTCGTAGACACAAGAGCCAACACTGGCGCTTATGCTGCTGGATCAATTGGTGACCACTCATTGGATAACCCGACTACGATTACTAGTTACTATTTACAAAGAGTAAATGGTGCTACGTCATCTTACGAAAGTCTAATGAATATAGACGGCTCAAATCACTTACAACAATCTGGTTCAGCTTTTGATACTTTGTGTCAAGAGTGGATTAGAGCGACTGCAAGTGCTTCAACAGACGGATATACTATTAGATACAACTTTAATGGTTCTGGTACTACAAGAGGTTCAGGTATGGCTAACACTATACTTGATGGTTCTAATTACCAAACTAGACAAGTTGGTGATGACTACAGAGCGCAAGAGTTTCCAGCAGGTTCGGTAACGACAGCTGCAACTCACACGCTAAAGATTGTTAAAGCATAATAATCTATAGTAATCAAAGAAAAAGATTAACCCCCGAAGCTTAGGTTTCGGGGGTTTTTTATTGGAAAATAGCTGTCCTAAAGTCAGTATAAATATTATAAATATGTGGAACGAGAAACTTAAAAGGATAGAATTTAAATGCCAACAATAAACTTTCCGTCAGGACCGTCTACTAATGATACGTATAATTTAGGTTTACGTACATGGAAATGGAATGGCGAGGCATGGGCTTTACAACCATTAACAGGTGGATTTACAGGATCACAAGGTGTTATAGGTTATACTGGTTCAATAGGTGTTGGTTATACTGGTTCTGCCGGTACTGCTGATGGAGGTACATCGTTAACACTTACCAATACATCAACAGATGATACTTTTCTAGCAACAACTACTGAAGATTCAAGTTCAGCTGGTCCTGTTATAACATTAAAAAGAAACAGCTCAAGTCCTGATGACGGAGATTATCTAGGACAAATAAAATTCAAAGGCGAAAATGACGCCGATCAAGAAATAATATATGCTAAAATTACAGCAAAAATTTCGGATGCAAGTGATGGTACCGAAGATGGCATACTAGAATTTACACATAAAAAAGCAGGCTCTAATGCTATTACAGGAAGATGGAAGTCTGATAAATTAATGTTAATAAATGGTACAAGTTTAGAAGTAGATGGTACACTAACAGTAGGTGGTACAGCAATAACTCCTGCAACAGTACCAACAATAAGTTCAATAAGTCCTACAGCCGTTGTCACAAGTACATCAACAGCAGTTACAATTACAGGAACAAATTTCACTTCTATACCACAAGTAGAGGCATTAAATACTTCTACAGGTATTTGGTATCCTGCCGATTCAATTGCGTTTACTAATTCAACAACTATTGTAGCAACATTTACTTTAAGTGTTAATGCAAGTTATAAATTAAGAATAGAAAATCCAGATGGTAATGCTGTATTATCTTCATCAGCTTTATTATCTGTATCAGCTGCTCCAACTTTTTCAACTTCAGCAGGCAGTTTAGGTTCTATTGCAGGTGGATTTTCAGGAACAGTTGCAACATTAGCTGGTAGTTCAGACAGTGCTATTACATTTTCTGAAACAACAAACGTATTAACAAATGCTTCACAAGCAAACTGTTCACTAAATAGTTCCACTGGAGCAATAACAACAACAAATTTAGGTGGTAGTTCAACTACAGCCACAACATATAATTTTACCGTAAGAATAACGGATGCTGAATCACAAACAGTAGATAGATCGTTTTCTATTACAACATCTTACGGTGCAACAGGAGGAGCTCAGTTTAACTAATGGCTAGTACAAAATTAACAAGAACACAAACAGCAGGTACAAATAGAAAAAAATTTACATTATCAATGTGGGTTAAAAGAACTGTTCCGAAAGGTGTTTCAAGTGTTATGACTGGATTATGGTGTACTGAAGGTGGTTGGTATGATGGTACTGGTATGGCTTGTGTTTTTAGAGATGATGATGGCAGTAATATTATGACTATTTATAATCCTTCTGAAGGAGGAACAGGTGGTAATTATAATAGCACTACACAAGCATTTAGAGATATTAATGGTTGGTATCATTTTGTTTTTGCAGGAGATACTACACAATCAACACAAGCGGATAGATTGAAAATTTATGTAAATGGAGAACAAATATCTTACGCAACAAATAATTTACCTGCACAAGATGTTTTTTGGAATGACTTAAATAGTAATAATAAAACTTTTACTATAGGTGCAGGTAGTGGTTCAGGTTATTATTACCATGATGGTATTATAAGCCATGTTCATATGTCAGATGGATATTGTTATGACGCAGATACATTTGGTGAAGAAGATTCAACAACCGGAGAATGGACAATTAAAACTTCTCCTAGTTTTACATTAGGTAATAATGGTTTTACAATTTTAAAAGATGGAAACACAATTACAGACCAATCATCTAATAGTAATAATTTTACTTTAAGTGGTACACTTACAAAAACTGAGGATTGTCCAGCCAATGTATTTGCTACATTTAATACTTCAGCACAAACTCTTTCTGGTATAACTTATTCAAATGGTAATAATGTAGCTTCAATGACAGGAGATGTTGGACAAAGACAATCAATATCAACTCTTGGTATGCCTTCTGGTAAATTTTATGCAGAATTTAAATTACAAGAAATAGGTTCAACAGGTGGTTCTTATCCTTATGTGGGA